CCAAGCCAATCCTAACTCCACTATCCAAGATTACGGATGATGATGCGGTTGAGGTGGCGAAGATTGCTCAATGTAGGTATCAAGCAATAGAATCTATTATTATTGCTGGTAGGGAACTGGTAACTATTTACATCAACAGGCAAACTAATGTTTCTGCATTGTCTTGGTGTCAAATTATCGACTTTCTACGCTCAAAGCATTACGATTGCGGCTACCTACACATTTCATCTTTAATCAAGGCTGGATTAGCCGTAAAAGCTACAAAATAATGAAACACACAAAAATAACACCTTGGCAAGATAATCTACTTGATAAGATAGGTTACGAGTCGCACTATGAAGGCGACAAACTGGTAGATGTTGCAACATGGCTACGTGAGACTAAAGGTTGGCATGTAGAAACACAACCAACATACATGAATAAACCAAGTTGGCAAGGAAAGGTAATTGGTATTCCATTATTACAATTACACGAGATAGTATATGCAGACACACACGACCTTGCATTATCGGCAGGTATTGATTTTATTTTAACTAAACTAAATGAGGATGACACACACCCAACAAACTAAAAACAAAAACATGCAAAAGAAAACTGCAAAAGAAGTAGTACTGGAGACTATTGAGTACTATGAGAATAATCCTGAGAGAAGGGCTGTTAATAAAACTGGTCTTTGTATGTATCATGATAAAGATACAGATAACATGTGTGCTGTTGGTAGATGTATGATAGACCCTAAGCAAAATTATGATTGTGGTGTAGTTGGTCTTCATAAAAATAATATAGAAATAGAGGAAGAAAATGTTTTTAAAGAGATGAAAGAAGAGTATAGTAATATAGCCATAAATGTATGGCAACATCTTCAATCTTTTCATGACCTACCTAGTTACTGGAATGAAAACGGTTTAACACAAACAGGGAAAGAGTACAAAGAAATTCTTATTAACAAATATTGTAAAAACTAAAAACAACATAACACATGAATAATCCATTTGAGAACAAAGCGATTAAGTTCGCAACAGAGCAAGAATTGAACCACTTAGCGGAATTGGCAAGGGGGTATGGGTTAGATGTAGATGATTTGGATTTTGATTGTCACCATATGCATTTTAGGAGATGTGTACATATGGATATGTACAATAACTATGACCACCCAAACAACCTACCCGAAATTACCTACTCCGATTTCATTGCAAGTTTGCCACCTATGCAACGTAACCATACCGAGCAACAACCCGACATTCAATCAGCACCTGGTCATACTATTCTAGATACAGCTAAAGGTCTTATATATGGTGATAGACTAAAAGACTATGGTAAGACAGTAGATAATTTTAATGCCATAGCAGTAGGTTGGACAGAAATAGCTAAAACACTACTAACACCAGAACAGGTAGCACTAATGATGATCTGGTTAAAAGTATGTAGAGCTAACAATGACAACTGTGAGAAAGAAGATAGTATTATAGACATAGCCGGTTATGCTGGTTGTATAGAGAAGATTAAAAAAGGATTATAACATTTTTCACAATCAAAAACCAATAACATGCAAAATAACACGAAACGTATCCTCTTATTTGCAGGATCAGCTATTATGGGAACAGCATATTGCCCTGAGCCAAAACCAGTTCCTTCTAAGGAGTTTATAAGCCGTACCTATGTACGTGCCACAAGAGAGCAGAAGTGGCAAGCATCTGAACGTAGGAAGCAAGAACTGCAGAGTGCTGTGATAGAAGCAAGGGAGCAGCTTAGAAAGAAAGTAAGAAACCCAAGAGCAACCGTAGGTTACAACTATGGCACCATAGCCATTCACTCACATAACCTCATTGATAGTATCTTAAATAAAAAAGCATGAAATGTAACTTTGCGGTCAATGGTAAGATAGAACTAGCACTTACCCCAGAGAATGATTTGGAGAAGATGATGTTACAGGAACTTTTTAAAGGTGATGTAGAAAATCACTTTTATGACAAAATACAGATCTTTGACAAAGCATTGGTAGATACTGTAATAATCAGCAAAAAACAAAAGGAAGAAGTAAAATGAAGACAGAAGAACTCAATTTAGAAGTGATAGACATCGAGACATACCGGGCAATGTTTCTGTATTGTGGTTATAATCCTGTAACCAAAGAGAAGTTTCAGTTTGAAATATCTCACAGGAAAAACCAAATTGATGGATTAGTTAAACACTTGCTTGAATACAATAGGGACTTTTTAGTAACTTTTAATGGAGTTTACTTTGATACCCAAGTACTTCAGTTCATAGTAGATAACTGTTCATTGTGGATACACTGGCCGGTTGAACGTATCATCAGAGCTATATTTGAGTTTGCACAAAAGACGATTGATGATAGGAACTACGAATTACAACCTCACTACAAAGAACATTATCTTGACTTCAAACAGATTGATCTGTTTCTGTTGTTTCACTACAACAATGATGCCAAGAGATGTTCTTTGAAGTGGGCTGGAGAGTTTTCTTTAGATGGTAACATCGAAGAATTGCCTATTGACTTTCGTAAAGAAGAGTTAACTTCTGAAGAGATTGATGAAATAATTGAGTATTGTTGGAACGATATAACTGCTACAACAAATCTTTACAACATTGCAGTAGGTGATACTAATCATCCTGATTATGCAGGTAAGAACAAAGTACAGTTACGACTTGATCTGATTGAGGAGTATAAGTTTCCATCTCTTGCAATTAACTGGAATGATGTTAAGATTGGTGCCGAGCTAAATAAGAAAGTGTACATGGATCTGGCAAAGATCAATGAAGCTCAGTTGTATAGTAAAGTAAAAGAGAGAAAAACTAAAACAGGTTTCCGATTTAAGGATTGCTTTCCTGACTACACTCATTTTGATACAGCTGAGTTTACTGACTTTTTTACAAACTTGGGTAAGACAAAGGTTAATCTCAATGAAAAACAGGAGTTCCCATTTATTCTTACTGACATTACAATAATGTTTGCAAAGGGTGGTGTACACTCTGCAGATAACCCTAGAATTATTGATATACCTAAAGGTTATTTACTAATAGATGCTGACGTAGGCTCACAGTATCCTAACAACATACGTAAAAGAAACATTTATCCTGCACACCTTGGACCAAAGTGGAATGAAGCATATGTGCTAAACATTCCAAAGAGGTTAGAGGCTAAAAGGTTGTATAAGGAAACCGGTGATAAGAAGTATGACAACTTTCAGGAGTGTTTTAAGCTGGTAATGAACGGTAACTTCGGTAGATTAGGTGATAGGTTTGATTGGCAGTATGACCCATTTGCAAGTATGCAAGTAACTATTGGTGGTCAAGTTGATCTATTTATGTTAGCTGAGGATCTGTTACAGATACCAACACTCAAGATAACTAGTATGAATACCGATGGTATTACTGTACTGATTCATCAAGATTATGTACAGAAGTATTATGATGTATGTAAAACATGGGAAGAAGAAGTTGGTAATGACATTCTTGGTAACTTGGAGTATGTAGAATATGAATTGTTTGTACAAACATCCGTTAATGATTATCTGGCAGTAAAGAAAGCTGACTGGGTATTCAAAGATGGTGAGTTTAAAGCAATAGTTATTAACAAACCTCTTGACAAAAGAGTAAAAAAGAAAGGTGATTTTCTTACAAGTTATGAGTTGCACAAGAACAAGAGTAAATGTATTGTTCCTATAGCATTAGAGAAGTACTTTACTCAGGGTATTCCGGTTGAAGATACTGTGATAAGTCATAGAAACATCTTCGATTTCTGTATTGCCAAGAAAGCATCAAGGGATTACTTCTATCGAAGTGTTGATAGAAAAACTGGTACAGTAACTGATCTAAACAAGCTAGTACGTTATTACTGCTCAAAAGGTATTGGTGAGAAGTTGTATAAGATGAAGAGTCCAAACAGTGACAAGACAGGTCCAGAGAAGAGCAATTGTGAATCAGATAGTGAGCTCCAGGTACTGTACAACAAACCTTTTAGTGCTGAAAACTGGGACGACTACGGTATTGATTATACGTATTACATACGTGCAACCAATAAGATAATTGACAAGATTTCTCCTATATATCAACGTGATAGAAAAGAGAAAGAAAGTGGTCAAATCTCTTTGTTTTAAGCAATCTTTTTTGTAAATTTATAAGCTCATTTTATGTCAGTTACACTACAGCAATTTAAGAACATCAAAGTCTTTTTAGAGGCTAATCCTGATGGTGGTTACGAGGAGTGGTATGAGCAATACAGGCCAGTGAGAGAGAAGAACAAAAAGAATATAGAATATCCTGAAGAGTTTGAACAGTGGTGGTGTACGTTTCCGGCAAGCATGAATTTTGTGTTTAAAGGAAAGACGTTTAAGGGTACGAGGGCTTTGAGAGATGACAAAGCGAAGACATTTGAGGCATACAATAAAATAAAGAAAGCAGTAGGTTTTGATGATAGTGATATGCTTTACTGCCTCAAAGTGGAAATAGAGTCAAGAAAGGTAACAAGTTATACTCACAAAGACCCAACGTACAATGATTTCCAATACATGAAAGCTACTGTTGCATATCTAAACAGTGGTAGGTTTGTATACTGGAAAGATGAAGAGTTAAAGGAACTTTCCGATGATACGGAATCAAACAGTGCATAATGAAGTTATCAGAGCAATTACATAAGGAGATTGAGAACGGTAGAAACGGTAAAGCCGGTATTATACCTGTACCTTATGACAGGGTAGGTGATTATATTGATATTGCTAAAAATACAGGTTATGTTATTGGGGGAGAAACAGGATCGGGCAAGAGCACTTTGGCACAAGATATGTTCATGATACGACCTATAGAGTGGTATCTGAATAACAAAGGTCCTGATATCAAGTTGAGTATCATTCTGTTTGGTATGGAACGTAAGATGTACCAGTACAGTGCACGATGGTTGGCTAGAAAGATATTCACAAAACAGGGTATTCCTATACCACCTAAAAAACTACTGAGTCGGCAGAAGAACTTTAAGATGGATGACCAGGAGTATGCTTTGGTACAGATGAATTATTCTATACTAGATGAATGGGAAACAGATGACTTGCTGATAGCATTTGAGGGCAGTAAGAACCCTTCCGGTATCAGTGCTTACCTAGAGGCATTTGCAAGGAAACACGGTACCATTATCGACAAGGATAAGAGTAACAAAAGCATGGAGAATATCCTTGCTGATCGTACATATGTTCCTAATCATCCTAATCACATAGTACTGGTTATTGTTGACCACATTGGTATCTTAAAGCCAGAGAAGGATCTTGAGAAGTCTAAAGGACAGATTGATAAGTTCAGTACTGTAATGAGACAGGCAAGGGACATCTATGGTTTCTCACCAGTTGTAATCCAACAGTTGAATCGTAGCTTGGCCGATGTATCAAGATTGAAACTCGGTGATTTAGCACCAAAGCTCAGTGACTTTGCTGATTCATCTCAAACACAACACGATGCTGATGTTGTTCTTGCATTGTTCGAACCATACAGACATATTGTAGGTGACTTAGATGGACATAAAGAGAATGGTTATGTACTGAAAGGTTTCAGAGATGAGTATTTCAAAACCTATTACAGATCATTGCACATTCTCAAAAACTCCTTTGGCACAAATGGTGTACAGTTTCCTATGGCATTACAGCCAGAATATGGGATTTTCAAAACTTTGCCAAAGAAGAAAGACATAGATGAAAGCATTTACAAAAGTGTAACATCTGGACATTATTTTCTTGATTAATTAACTATAAAAAATGGAAATAAAAATAGAAGACTATCTCTCAGAAGAAGAGATAAAGCAAATAGTGACAGATGAAATAAGAAAGCATGTCAGGAACTGTGTAGGAGATGTATCAGTGTCTGGTGAAAGAGGAAGAGTGCTTATGGGAAAACTGGCAAAAGATCTAGTAAAAGAAGGTGTACAGGATCTGATACCCAACTTTAAAGAACTATTAAATGAGCATATACAAGAGACAATCAAACAAGTAAAATTATCTGATTTCTTCTCACACTCATTTGGATGGCAAAGTCAAGGTAACAAGATACTTAACGGTGTACTTTCAGATAACAAGGAACTACTAGATGCCAAAGTAAAAGAAATCTTTAAAGTATACGATAAATAAAAAACTATGGATTACAAAGATGAAAGAAAGTTTACAGAAGCATCTAATGTTCTTGACTGGGCAAAAGACAAAATAGTTGATATGGAAGCAGATTCAGATACTAAGTATAACCAAATACAACAGTTAGAAGATGATATAAAAGAGCTAAATGATACTATTGCAGAAAAAGATGAAACTATAAAAAGTCTGTATCTGGAAATAAGCAAATTACAAGTAGAGTTAGAAGGGTATTAAAAGCAGTAATTAATTAATCAATTATATGGAAAACCAAAAAAGTGGTGAAGAGCAGAAACAAGCATCTTCATTAAAGCGTTCGTTCTACGGCAAATTAGCTGTTGTAGGACCGACAGGTGCAGGTAAGTCCTACTTGTCAAAAACAGCAGACCGGAACACAACCGGTTACATTAACATGGAGAGGAAACCACTTCCTTTTAAAGATGGTGGACCTTTCAAATTTATGGGTATGCCAAAGACATGGGCATCGTTCAAAGACAACCTTGAGAAGTTTGGAGCTAATCCTGAGATCAAACAGATTATTATTGATAGTCAAACAATGGCTTTCAATACACTGAACAAGGAAATGGCAATGAACTTTCAAGGCTTTGATATTTACAAGAATTACAATCGTCAGGTGTATGAGTACATTGAGATTCTCAAAAACATTGAGAAGGATGTTATTGTGTTCTCTCATGACGAATGGCTCAAAGTAGAGGGTGAGGGTAAGAAGAGAATGATGTCAGTACATGGTAAAGAGTTCGAAGGCAAAATCGAGCAACACTTTACTATTGTATTGTACACAGGTACAAGAATGAAGGATGGTAAACCACAGTACTTCCTAAAGACTTTTGAAATGGATACATCTACTAAGGTACCAGAAGGTATGTTTCCGGATAAAAACGGCAACAATCATCTGGAAATACCAAATGACGGTAAGTATATCTTTGATCGTATGTCTGAGTATTATTCACTGTAGTAAAAATTAAGTAAACAAATAAAAATAAATTAAATTATGGAATTAGAAAAGAGTAGTGCCCAAGAACGTCCGTTATTTGTAGGATTTGCAACGATGGACCGAGTATTAGCAATCAATCCTTCTAAAGAAGAGCTTGCTGAAATTTTAGACTATAAGCTGAAAGATAATGCCAGTGAGCAAGTTTATGAAACCAAGAACGATAAGCAAGAAGAAGTTCTGACTTTGAGTTTCTGGATGGAAGCACAGACTGCCGACAAGCAGAAGTTTAATCACCGTTTCCGTATAGTAGATAAGAAAGTAGTTTCTGAAGCATCTGGTAAGAAACAGTTTGTGAACCAAAGTGGTATGTCTACTTGGGTAGATAGTGAGGAGAATCTCCCATCGTGGTTTACAGAGTTTAAAGACAAGAATGGTAATCTTATTACTGAAGACAAAGATGGTAACCCTCTTACTGGTAAGAAGAAAGTTCGTGAAGCAATACAAGGTGAAGCTGACTTCTACAACTTCCTCCAAGCTTGGTTGGGAAAAGCAAACTTCTTTTCAGAAAAGACCAATATCCTTTTTGATAAAGGAAAACTGTTTCGCAATCTGGATAACTATATTGAAAAAGAATACCGTAGTCAGTTAAAAGCTGATGGTAATTCTCGTGCTTCATCATTTGCAGCTCTTGCATTTGTAGGTATTGTAGAGAAAGATGGTGATACAAAAATGTATCAGAACCTGTACGGTGATTTTATCTCTAGTTACAAGTTTAAGAAGTTTGCATTTGCAATGTCTACCAAAAACTGGGATGCTGATAAAGCTGTGAGTAAATGGCACGAACAAGCTATTGGTAAATATGGTTGCAAAGGTGCATTTGAGCTTTGCTTCTTGAAGAAGTTTGACCCAAGTATCCATCAAGTTACTGGTGACAATACCTTTAAAGAAGATGGAGAAGAAAGTCCTAAAGTAGCACCAACTGAGATAGATTGGTAATTATTTGAAACAGTGCAGGGGAACTAATAATTCCCCTGCTTTTTAAAAAGAAAACAATGAATCGTTACATATTAAGCACACATGGTGCAATACCTGCAGTAGTTGATACACAAGACAGTAATGAATTAGTATTTCACATCAATGACATTAAGCCAGATGTAATTGTCAACTGTTTGAATATTTTTAACAAAGTACAAGATATAAGACAAGTAAATGAGTACTTACTTGATGAAGATGATTGTGAAGAAGATCAAAGAGATTTTATTATTGAGCAACTAGGTCAATATGCAGAATTAGCTTATAGAACAGTAGAAACAACACCAACAATGGAAGAAGAGAATAAAATAATAGAAATAGCAATGCCAAACACAATGGTAATGCCTCAGATAATACAAGAAATTATGCCAGGATTTGCAACAGAACCAGGTGCAC